AGAATGCAACAACAAATATCTGGCCTAAAGGCACAAAAGGCATTGCAGTTGAGACAGGACAAGATGAAACAGATGCCCGCGTTCTTAAACAAGGCCAAGAAACCATTACAGGCCATGCTTACTTTCTATAGAGGGGTACAGACCATGAAAGCGTTTGTGCTTAAGAAAATGAATCAGGCACAGGCTATAGGATCATTCCAACAAACAGATGGTGGATTAGAAGTGACGGAACCGGAAGGATTCGTTGCTGTTGATAAGACAGGCAATGCTGTGAAGTTGGTTGATAGATTAGGGTTCTCTAGACGTAATTTAACTGCCGTCAACAAATTCAAAAAATAGATTAAGGGTATTATTAATTTGCTCGCCAAGTTTTTCTTTATTGAAAAACAATTCTTTGTTATGCTTTCTCAGATCTAGTGTCTGTAAGTATAAATCTTTCCAGTTTGATTTTTTTAAATCAATACAGGTATCTACTATCTTTTTTATTCGTATCTCATTATCACTTTCTAAATCATAACTCTCATCAAAATATTTCGAAAATGTTTTAAAACCCATTTCTCTTAATTTTTGTAGATAAAGATGATTACCATGTACCACAAACGGATGTTCTGCAATTATACTCTTCCATAATCTCTCTGTTATAAAAACTTCATCATTGTTTACACTGGATTCTGATAGAAGACTGAATTTGGTGTCACTGTATTGCTGTGCTACAATGTCTTGGTCTTTGCCACGCAGTGGATAAGGAAAATGTTGTTCATATTCTTGGGGCAGTTTTTTGTCGGGCCAATTGGTATATAAACTTTCATTAAAAAAATCTCTGTCAAAAGCATCAATTAATTTTGTCCTATGGACTTTTTTGGTTTTGTTTAAGAATAAAAAATCAAATTTTTTTGTATCATGCTTTGTGGTGATTTGTGCGCCATTGTGTTTCCTATACATATAAAACCAAAACCAACTCACCCCGCCTGTCCATTTAATGTGGTCAATATCCAATTGCGGCCAACCCCGGCCGTCTTCTCTTTGAACAGTTTCATTACACTCCCACGGAGTTGATTTCACAAATTTAAATCCTTGTGAATGCAATAGGTCACACCGCCTATTGAGATCGTCCATGAATTCTTTGCTGTCTTTTAGATGATAGTTGCCCTGCCTGGTATCGATTATAGCCAGTTTCCTATCATAGGAGTCAAGATCAAAATCATGTAAGGTATACCAATCTCCTGTGTGTTCTACGCTTTGATCAGGCATCGTGTGCATATCTATGAACTGTTCTAGATCATGATGGAACCCGGTCCTCATCACGTCAGTTAATATAAAGTTGCGTTGCATTGTGTCTATAAATATGTGTATGTTAACACCTTTTTTAAAGTATGTATCTGAGGGCAGAGTGGTTCGTAGACAAAGCGACCTACAGAGATACACGTTCCAAGAAATTGCGGAGAGGATTTACTTGTCGTTCTTGGCGTTGACATTGTTGCGTAACTTCTCACAAACACAGGGTTTTGTAAAAGATTATTCCGCAAACACTTTGGGTTTTGGCTCGTTTGATCGTGTGCGAACAAGTTCTAATGATCTTCATAACATGCTGGCCGTGGTGGCGGGTGATCCTGAGATAACCAAGAAACTAGCAAACAAGAACGCCGCGATGGCATTGAGGCAGAGACAATCTGTACCGGTGTTGGCGATCAGGAGATATCTCAGAGACTACAAGGGAGCCTATGGATTTCTATCAAAACTAGAAGCGGCCTTGGGCATCGTGAATGCAGACTACAAAAATCTACGTAGAGCAATAAGCGACTATGGGCAACTGGACACACGTAGGAAAAAAGCAACCACAACAAGATTACTACAAGCACTCAAGGCCAAACTGTCAGGCACCGACCTACAACGAAAAACACAAGAATTTGCAGACAAGCAGAAGTTAGAACTTGACAACGTGATAGATGCTGAACGAAGTGTTGATGCACCTCTATCGGACATGAGCCCGGATGAAATGAATGCATATAGATTGCTGGTGGGATCAAATAATGTCAGACGTGCCAAGATTGCCGCTGACCTAGTGCGTCAGGGCAAGGCAGTACCTGCTCCAATAATGCAGGCCTACGCACCGATCATAACAATGATTGATGAGATAGCAAGGGGCGGTTATTCCTTTGTGAAACTGGTGCAGGCAATTCATGACCGAGCAAAAAACAAGAAGTAAATGTTGGCGTTGCAACTGTGATCCACACTGTGGCAAAGAATGTGCAAACTGTGAAAACTGTGTAGTTTGTGACTGCAACGATTGTTTAAATACTAGTATGATTAAATGTGTATGCGAATGCGGGTGTGAACATCATTGCAAACAATCATGTGCAGAATGCAGAGATTGTCCGGATTGTTTGTGCAAATGCTGTAAAAAAGAGCAAAAAAACTAATAATAGCGGTTAATTTACCAAAATCAAATATAAATACTTGCAACTTGATTCCGGAGCGGAATCAAAGTGTTGTAAATCAGAAAATAGGAGGATATTACAATGCCAATAGCAAAAAACAACTTCTCTAGAAACGAAAACTACGAAGTAGGTTCAGTTGACATCACATACTTAACAGTAGACTTCATCAACGCGATGAACGGTGAAACATCTGACATGTCAACAGGTGGAACTGCTGGTTTAGAGTTAACTAGAGCAACAATCGAAAACAACGGTGTAGCAGTATTAGGTGAAGGTCCATTAACGGATTCAAACACTCAAAAAACATACGCTGTAAGAACTGATAACTTAGATACTTTATCTTCTACTACAACAGTAGCGGCTTTACAAACGGCTATCAGAGCGATGGATACTACTATCATCACTGCAACAGTAACATCAGCAACAGTTACAGAAACTAAACTTGGTATCTTAACTGCGGCGGCAGTAAGTTAATAGTTTTTAACTTTACCATGAGGGTGGGTCTTTTTTTAAGGCCCGCCCTTTTTTTACGGCTAAATTATTACATATGAGCATCGCTACTATCCTGGAAATAATGAGACGTCCCAACAACGGAATGAGACGAAAACATCCTGTGATTATCGACATCGACCAAAAAGCAGGCTGGTTACATTTGACCGGAGGAGCACAGCACAGCATGATGGCATGGCTAAACGAGTTCCATCTAAGCGAATTCAAAGAGGTGGGCAAGGACAATGTCAAGGACTACGACAAGGATGTGTTCGCGATACTGGCGGAACCAGAGAAGCGTTACTGGAACGGCATCACGGAATGGAGCACCTGTTGGGGAGAGCACGAGTGGTGGCAACACGACGACATCATGGAATGGTTCCCACACTTCGACAGGTACACGCTGAGGTACTCGGAACAGATAGAGGCAGTAAAGGAAGTCAAACATTTTATAAAGTTGGACAACGATCTCAGCGACAAAATAGAGAACGTGGCAAAACAATATAGTTTAAAATGTCCTTATGGGATAGAAAAAATTCGTCCAAGATATAAAAAGGACAAAGCAACTATAAAAATACATGAAACTATTACACCAAAATTTAAAAAATTGATACAGGACAGTCCCGAACTCTCACAAAAACTAGAAGACTACCTTGCACCTGATGTGTGGTACTACCATAAGGCAAAATGATGCATGAGTATCGTGTTCACACCCTAGTCGACATAACCAATAACGGAAATCTGCAAAGACAATTTCCTTTCAAGACCACAGGCGGGGAAGTGGTACATGACAAAACTACCCTGGCCATGGCAAAGAATCAAAACAACAACTTCAACACCATGATACAACTTTTGCAGATGCGAGGCAACATAACCTGGGAGGCAGAACCCTTACGCATACATGACACTATAGGCAATTCCGGATTCGGAAACGCATACGAAGGCAAACAAACCTCATGGCATTTTACTTTTTACACAGAACAAAATGACGTGTATGGCGACATGGATAATCCAACAGCACAACTCATACAGGATTTTGATCTGGTGCCGGTAAACAACTTCTGCAAAGAAACTGCGGCGTTCCCGACCAGCACATTCATAACACAAGATCTTAACACAATAAACACATACTTTTCATACTCCGGATACAATAATAAATAGTATTTGATTAAGGCAACAACTTATAAGGCTCCGAAAGGCAATGAATCAGGCACACATACAGGCTCTATTATTCGAGGTGCGAAGCCTCAAAAATGAGATTAAAAATTATATGAGTACAACTGATTTAGAGAAACAAAATTTAGAAGCACACGTTGATCTTTGTGCGGAGAGATACAAAGGTTTACACGATAGGTTGAGTGCTATCGAGGTTCGTCTTGGCAAAATGAATGAAGAAATGACAGCCGGACACAAGAGCCAAACCAAAACTATCATTGCCACAGCCGGCACAGTGGTAGCAGGATTATTGTCAACAGTGGTAGTGATCCTGATGAAAATGCCCGGCTAATCAATTACCAAATAATACATGTTCATACAGATAGCACCAAAGGTCAAAGTCTACGTCAGCGAACAACACTTGTCTTTCATACAAACGCACAACCAAGAGCCGTTTCGGGGCAGTGAGTTGACTCCGGCGGACTCGTTGATTGCCAAACATCTTGCCGACAAGGCGATATTTGTTCGAAAAAAACTTGACAACGACGTTCAATATGCTTTAAATAGACGCATAAGATTCGTGCGGTATGACAATAAAAAATAAACAAGAACTGGTAAAACAGATAGAGGCTTATGGTCTTAGACATAAGTTGGCCGAGCTCGCACGAAAGGAAGAGGCACGCAGGCCGTTCCGACACTTACCAAAACAGTTCTCCAAGGGTATCCTGATCGGCAACATAGCCATCGTACCCAAAAAGCACACAGGCACGAGATACGTGTATGTTATAGCGGACATGATGGAGGCAAAAATTTTGTATGAACAAATAAATTTAAAGCAATCGGCAATACTCGTGGCTCATCATATTGCGGAAGGTAAATCACCGCCTGACCATGTATTGAAGTGCGATCTGCATTTTGCATCAAAACTGTTCGAGATACAACAGTACAAAGCCAATGTGAAAAATGCAAAAAAACAAAAGGATTACGTCAAAGAAGAAATATATCAACAGCGTTTGGACGATGCTAACCATTATGCAGACGAATATAAGGGCAAAATACAGCAGATCTTCTTTGACACGTTTGGAGCCTAACAACTAAATAAAACAGTATGAACAGTTTAGAACTTACAAAACCAATTACAACAGAGAGTTTGTTATCAGAGTTTGAATCAAGATTCAATCAAACAATGGATGTATCAAAGTTCACAATGGAAGAACTTGAGGATACTGCAAACCATATAAGAACAAAAATACACAACATCACGCAAAACACACATTTTGGTCATGAACTTAAAGATGATGCATACCAAAAAAATCAAATGATGTTGGACATCGTTAACCAAGCGATAAAAGAGTATTCAGACACAGAAAAAAAAGCGGCTTCGGACGCTATCAGTGTCAAAGATAAACTAGATAAAAATCAACCATTAAACAACACCGAGAGAGAAACAGTCAAAAAGTTGATGACCAAGGAAGGTGTTGAGGAACAATCAGAATTAATTTTAGCGGCCAAGGACATGATGGACAAGGTTACAGCATTCCTTGAAGATCTAGCATCAATGAAAACAGAAGGCATGTTAGAACTAGCAGACAGAATCAGAGACGAAATGGGAGCAGACAAGGCGGATGCTTTCATTACAAAAATCCAACCAGCAATTGAGCAGGCGGAGGCAACATTGTCAACGACGAGACAAGAACTCGACAACGGTGTAAGAATTTTGACCGGAGAAGAGGTTGCCCAAGATACCATCGGCGCTGATGACTCAATGGATGCTGACATGGACACAGACCTAGACTCACTGGACTCAGAAGGCGATGAAGAGGCAGACGAGTTTGGGGCCTCTGATGCCGAAGCAGGTGGCACAGAACCAGAAGGCAGAGAGCAGAGAGAATCCAGAGAAGTGTTTGAGGCATCAAACAGGATCCTAGGCAAACTAGCGGGGAAGTAGTCCCGTGAGATTTTACGAATTCAATCAAGACAAAGATCTAAAATCAGCACTGATGAATGTTCTCATGAACATGAAGGGCGACGCTGACGAGAAGGACCAACCAACAGAGATAAGCATGGACGCGGTGGCAGGTGTGCTGAGCAACACAGGGTATCCTGCATTCAATTATGATGTGTTCAAAAAAATATACGATGCCGACGAAGATCTAAAAAATATAGTGGCCGACTTTGACAAAGAAAAAATTGTTGTAAGAACAGATAAAGAATCAGAGCAAGATCCACAAATGGACTTTGATGATCAAGGTAGTACAGATGTGGTCAAGAAGATGGCCAAGTCTGCCATGAACCGTAGAAAATAATCAATAATTAACATTATGCCTAGCAATTACATAACGGTGGATACCATCAACCATATCAACGCCGAACTGTCTAACTATTGCAACGCGGCGTGTCCTATGTGTGCTAGGTTTGATTCGGAGCAACGCTTGATTCCGGAAATAACCAACAACCAACACACCACCCTAGACGATATCAAAAACAGGATAGGTACCAGAGTAATACAAAATCTAAAAACATTTAGAAGTTGTGGCAATGTGGGCGACGGCACCATGAATCCCGAGTGCTTGGAGATTTACGAATTTGTAAAAAAAACTAATCCAAACACAAAACTTTCACTCAACACAAACGGCGGTGCAAGAAACACAGAGTTCTTCAAGGCCATGGCCAAATTAGGTGTGTCTATTACTTTTAGTATAGACGGATTACAAGATACCAATCATTTATACAGAAGAAACGTGAAATGGGATAAAGTGATCTCTAACGCACAAAGTTTTATTGATGCAGGAGGACAAGCCTCATGGGATTTCCTCATATTCAAACACAACGAACATCAAGTGGCCGATGCAGAAAAATTAAGCAAACAATTGGGTTTTATGAAATTTAATAAAAAAACAACCACAAGGTGGAATGATTTTGACAGTGAAGGTAATTGGATGCAGAGAGACAAAATCGAAATTGACAATTATTCACTGGAAAAACCTTTACAAATAAAATCTCAGTCTGTTGCAAATCAAAGAGATGTAAAAGAACAGGACACATCCTTTGACAAAAAGATTGTGTGTAATTCTTTCACCAACGGCAATGTAGAAATATTTTTACATGCTAACGGCAATGTAAGTCCTTGTTGTTGGTTGGGTGACTTACAACTACACGAACCAAAAAACATTATACAGGACTATGCTACCGTGAACATCCGTGATAGATCTTTGGCGGAAATTTTAGATAGCAATTTTTTCAATGAAATTTACAAAGGCATTGAAGGCGTTGAACAACAATATAAATTACAGACTTGCCAACAGGTCTGTGGAAGATGCTAATGACTAATAGTTATTGTGCGAAGTTATGGAACCATCAGTATGTACACACAAACGGCAGTATTCGACTTTGCTGTGCAACACTGGATAATGTCAAAGACAGCAAAGGTGTTGACATGCACATCAACGATCACAGCCTGCAAAATGCCTGGAACTCAAAAGGCATCAAAGATCTAAGACTAAAAATGATCAAGGGCGAGAGCATTCCGTCTTGTGTCAAATGTGTTAAACAGGAGTCTAGGGGTTTCCAGTCTATGCGTGAATCACAGGACCGTGAAAAAAATTACGCACTGACCAAGAGCGACGGTGCAGTCAATGTGTTTCCCTCGACTATGGAACTTCATGTGGGAAATATGTGCAATCTCAAGTGCAAGATGTGTGGTCAACAATGGTCCAATCAAGTGGGAAAAGAAATTCTAGATATAGGAAAAAAAGATCCCGCATTCAAAGAGTGGGTGATCAAGGAAAGCGGCAATGTCAACATATGGACCAACAACTTATCAGTTGAATACAAATGGTTTCAAAACAAAAAAACAAAATTGAAACTTTTTGATCACATTGCCAAGCACATCACAAAGTTTTCAGTGATCGGCGGAGAGCCCACAGTCATTCCCGAGTTTTGGGAAATGTTTGAATATCTAGATGATCGCGGCGTCTTGGGTAGATTAAATGTTGTTGTAAACACCAACCTAACAAACGTCAATCCTAAACTAACAAAATGGCTACCAAAACTCAAAAGTTGGAGGATATGGGCAAGTGTTGACGGTGTTGGTGAACGCACTGAGTACATACGCTATCCTAGTAATTGGAAGAAAATAAACGAGAACTTGTCGTTCTATAAAAATCTCACCGGGGACAATGGATATATTACATTGAGTCCGGCTATCCAATTGTTGAACATAGATCAATTGGATGAACTTCTTGTGTGGTGGTTAAATTTTTGTGATGGAAATTTTGGAGCGGACAAAAAGTTTTACCTGTCATGGATGGCACAAGTCAGTTATCCCACAATCTGTAACTACGACATCCTGCCAAAAGAATACAAAATTAAAATAGCAAACAAACTTAAACAAAGCCAACACTTGTTTGAAGATTACAAAGTAATAAGTCAATTTTACAAAGTACAGATTGAAAATTTAGAAAAAGATATATGTGAACACACGGATAGAAAACACTTCCAACGTGCATTTATCAGATACAACGACACACAGGACAGGCACAGGAAAACCAAGTCATGGCGTGAAATATTGCCGGATCTTGAACAAGCATTGACAGAAAGCCTTTCATAAACTATAATAACAAGATGAAGATACCAAAAGAAGCACTGGTAAACAAGGGCATAACCTATGTCCAAAAATTCAATTATGGCGAACTGTCGAGAGTGTCCAAGGACGGCAAACGACATTATGCTACGCCAGATGGCAGGCAAGTGCCAAGCGTCACAACTGTGCTGAGTGCCACCAAAGACATGACACATCTTCACGCATGGAGGAAAAGGATTGGAGCGGAAAAGGCACAACAGATTACAACAGAGAGTGCTAATATCGGAACAGTGATGCACTCGTCGTTAGAGAAACATGTCAAAGGCGAAGCAAGAAAACCCGGCTCTAATCTTATACATCAAAAAGCACACGCGATGGCAAATGTAATAATAGAAAACGGATTGACCGACGTGAGCGAAGTTTGGGGCAGTGAAGTATCTTTACATTATCCGGAATTGTATGCAGGCACAACAGACCTTGTTGGTGTGTACAAAGGTCAGCCGGCAATCATGGATTTCAAGCAGGCAAGGAAACTTAAGAAAAAAGAATGGGTAGAAGATTATTTTATGCAGTTAGTGGCGTATTCAGAAGCACACAACAAATTGTATGACACACAAATAAGTTCGGGCAGGGTTTTTATATGCACACAAAATAACGAATTTCAAACATTTGAAATAGACAACTACGAACACTGGGTTGGCAAATGGTACGCTAAACTGGAACAATACTACAAGTCTATCCTTTAATAAATAACTGCAATATGCCGATAGTTCAGATATCAAGAATACAGCACAGACGTGGAAAACGTGCAGATCTACCACAACTAGCCGCGGGTGAATTGGGTTGGGTGATCGACGAACAAAGACTATTCATAGGAAACGGCACAGTGGCAGATGGTGCTCCAGCAGTGGGAAACACAGAGATTGTTACATCAGGAAGTTCAGCATTTACAACTGCACTGACACACACATACAAAGGTTATCTAGGAGATTCCACACCTATAACAACAGGGTCGTCTGGTGACATCACAAGAACACTTCAAGCCGTGCTTGATGATCATGTTTCCGTCAAGGCATTTGATGCTAAAGGTGACGACTCCACTAACGACACAGCGGCAATACAAAGAGCCCTGGATGAATTATATTCGGACACAGACCAAGACGACACAAGAGCAAGAAGAGTTTTATTTTTTCCTGCAGGTGTATACAGAATTAATGCAAGTCTAACAATACCTCCATACGCACATTTGGTTGGAGAAGGACCCGACAAAACAATTATAAGACAATCAGGTGGTAACGCTCCAGTGGCGGTAACCGAGGACGACGAGGGCAACGTTTTTGGTGCTATCGGTACATCAGGCGCTACAACACCAACCCAGATTCAAATAGCAGGAATCACTTTCAAGAACATGGAAGCATATGGTGGTGTGTCCATAGACAATGCAACAAAAGTTTATTTCAATAATTGTAAGTTCCAAGGAACATATGCATCGGGTGGAGCAGATGCTACCAACTCAAAAGGGGTAACAGTGAGATCCACTACTGCGTTGAAATGTTCAGACATTGTTTTTAATCAATGTCAGTTTACCAAATTTGGTAGATTGGTAGATTTCAGTTATGATGTCACAAATGTAAGATTCAATAATTGTGATTTCAGTCTTGGATATTATGGTGCCATGTTAGGCGAAACCATGGACGGAAGCACAAACGGTTTGACCATAGGTCCAAGGGGAATACATTTCAATGGCAACAGTTGGTCAAGCATTAGTCAGCAGGCAATATATGTGAAACAATCAAGCACAACCACAGGTATCGGCACAAGAAATGTTTTGAGTTATGGTAACTGGTATGCAGAAACAGTTGGCAATAATTTTGAAGGTGTCAATGGTTTAAACGAAGTGCCTGTGATACAGTTCGATAACGACGAGTGTACTTCTATACTAGACTTTTTTGAAAGAACAGACCAGAGAGATACAAACTTTGGTGACTCTACCGATCCATCAAACACGCCACCAGAGGTGCAGGGTATCGGTCTACACACCAAAGCAGTGAAACAGATTACTTTGACAGACAACCAATCGTCGGCCACCGATACAGGAATATATCTTCCAGGTTTTTATGACAAAGGTGTAAGGATCACTTATAAAATGAACAGAGGATCCAAATATAGAACAGGTGTTTTCACAATCAGTGCGGCAGGAGAACTATGCACATATAATGACGACTTTGAGGAAACATCAGATGTTGGCGCAACACTGACAGCAAAAACATCAGACGGTGATTCAACTGCCGGTAACGACACCATCCGTGTACAATACACAACAACTTCAGACTCAAGCACAGACGTTACCATGGAATACCAAGTGCAAATCCTAGTATAAAATCACAAGTTGTGATAATTAATCCGTAGACAAAAAACTTTTTTTATCATAATATTAGTATAAAATAAAAAAGCAAAACGACAACCTAGTTTTGTTCTAATGAAGGTGACAGATAAAATGGTAAAAACTATAAAACAGAAATTTAGATAAATATGGATACAACAAAAACAAAAATCAAAACAAAAAATATTAAAGGCGTAATGACAACAACCAACTCTAGTACTATCAAAGTCCAAAAAAGAGATGGTCGCTTGGAGCCTTTGGATATCAACAAAATTCATTTCGTCGTTGAAGAGGCCTGTGATGGTTTGACAGGTGTGTCTAGTTCTCAAATAGAGATGAACGCCAACATTCAATTCTATGATGGCATGACAACCAAAGACATACAGAACGTTCTTGTGAGATCCGCGAATGATCTTATCAGTCTCGAAACACCCAACTATCAATACGCCGCGGCAAGACTTTTATCTTACGATGTTAGAAAAGAAGCACACGGACAATACGAATACATTCCATTATTAAAATTAGTTTTAAGGAATATTAGACTGGGTGTGTATGATAAAGGTATTGTTGAGAAATATTCTAAAACAGACATAAAAAAATTCAACACATGGATCAGAAGAGATAGAGATTTGAATTTCACCTATGCAGGTCTGAGACAGATCGTTGACAAGTATCTTGTGCAAGACAGAAGTTCAGGACAACTGTACGAAACACCTCAAGACATGTACATGATGATCGCGGCAACTTTGTTTGCAGATTATCCAACAAAAACAAGGATGAGTTATGTTAAAAAATATTATGACGCTATTAGCCAACACAAAATCAATATTCCAACGCCTGTCATGGCTGGTGTTAGAACTCCTATCAGGCAGTTTGCTAGTTGTGTACTCGTTGATAGTGACGACACTCTTCCTAGCATTTTTAGTTCCGATATGGCTATTGGTCTTTATGTGGCACGTAGGGCGGGAATAGGAATCAACGCAGGTCGTATCAGAGGCATCAATAGTAAAATCAGGGGTGGTGAGGTTCAACACACAGGAGTCATTCCATTCCTAAAAAAATTCGAGGCAACTGTGAGATGTTGCACACAGAATGGAGTGCGTGGCGGAAACGCGACAGTACACTTCCCAATATGGCACCCAGAGATCGAAGACATACTTGTATTGAAAAACAACAAGGGCACTGAGGACAATAGGGTAAGACGTATGGACTACTCCATACAGATATCTAAATTGTTCTATGAGAGATTCATGAACGAGGAAGACATCAGTCTTATCTCTCCACACCAAGCACCGGGACTTTACGAAGCGTTTGGTACGGAAGAATTTGATGATCTTTATTTGAAATATGAGAAAGACAAAACTATTCCAAAGAAAACTGTAAAGGCACAAGACTTATTTTTCGACCTTCTTAAAGAAAGAGCAGAAACAGGACGTGTGTACATCATGAACATAGATCATGCCAACAGTCATAGTTCATTCAAAGATAAAGTTTCAATGAGTAATCTTTGCCAAGAAATTACATTGCCAACAACACCTATACAACACATCGACGATGACACAGGAGAAATTGCGTTGTGTATTCTTTCAGCAATCAATGTTGGTGGATTGAAAGATCTAAGCGAACTTGAAAATTTATGTGACTTGTCAGTGCGGGCATTAGATCAAATAATCGATTATCAAGATTATCCGGTCAAAGCCGCAGAGGTATCCACAAAAGCAAGAAGAAGTTTGGGTATTGGTTACATCGGACTTGCACACTATCTTGCCAAGAATGGTGTACAGTATTCTGATCCTAAGGCATGGGAGTTGGTAGACAGACTGTCAGAAGCATTCCAATTTAATCTTCTTAGGGCAAGTTGTAATCTTGCAGAAGAAAAAGGCAAGTGTGAAGGATTTGAGAGAACAAAATACGCGGATGGCTTACTACCGATCGATCACTACAAGAAAGAGATCGACGAGATCGTGCCACACAAACAGAGAATGGCATGGGAAACATTAAGGAAAGACATTGCAAAACATGGATTAAGACACAGCACACTGTCGGCACAGATGCCATCGGAAAGTAGTTCTGTTGTATCTAACGAAACAAACGGTATCGAGCCACCGAGAGCATTGTTGTCGATCAAGAAAAGCAAGAAAGGTCCACTGAAACAGATCGTTCCGGGTTTCCCTAAACTTAAAAACGACTACACACTACTTTGGGACATGCCAAGCAATCAAGGATACATCAATGTTGTGGCCATGATGCAGAAATATTTTGACCAAGCAATTTCGGGTAACTGGAGTTACAATCCTTTACAATACGAAAACAACGAAGTGCCTCTGTCAGCAATGGCGCAGGACATGTTGATGGCTTACAAGTACGGTTGGAAAACTTCTTACTATCAAAACACATACGATTTTAAAGGCGAAGAAGAGGAAGTTCAACCAGCAGGAATTGGCGCAACTGTTGTTGAAGATGAAGGCGAAGATGTTATATTAGAGCCCGAAAATCCAGAATTAGTAAACGGCGTAAATGGACATGATAGGATAAGTACAACCGCAGACGACGACGGCGGTGAGTGTGAGGCCTGCACAATTTAAGGAAAATTATAAAAAAATGAAAACTGTGTTTAACCAGAACGATATCGATTTCTCCAAAGAGCCAATGTTCTTTGGGGCAGACCAAAACGTACAGAGATACGATGTATTCAAGCATCCGCAATTTGATAAACTGAATCAAACTATGCTTGGTTATTTTTGGAGACCGGAAGAAGTCAGTCTACAAAAGGACAGAGCAGATTATCAAACATTCAGACCAGAACAAAAACATATATTCACATCAAATTTGAAATATCAAACACTATTAGATAGTGTACAAGGCAGAGGTCCAAGTTTGATGTTTTTACCCTATGTTTCGAATCCAGAATTAGAAGGTTGTATTGTGACTTGGGATTTCTTTGAATCAATACACTCAAGAAGTTACACGCACATTATAAAAAATGTATATCCGGATCCAAGTGAGGTGTTTGACACAATATTAAACGACAAAGAAATTTTGAAAAGAGCACAATCAGTTACAGAAAATTACGATAAGTTTGGAAGAATGGCGTTGGACTATTCTGTTGGCAAAAAAGTTGACATGATTGATCTTAAAAAACAATTATACCTTGCAATGATGACTGTGAATTTGTTGGAAGGATTACGATTTTATATTTCATTCGCTTGTACATTTGCATTCGGTGAACTTAAATTAATGGAAGGTTCTGCAAAGATACTTTCATTGATTGCAAGAGATGAGGCAACACATTTGAACTTATCAACTCACGTTATCAAAGCATGGCAAAAAGGTGATGACACAGAAATGACCAAGGCCATGAAAGGCACAGACAAACAAGTGATACAGATGTTCAAGGACTGTGTGGAAGAAGAAAAAGCCTGGGCAAAACATCTATTCAAGGATGGTTCTATCATAGGACTAAATGAGAGACTGTTGGGATCATATGTGGAATGGACAGCAAACAAAAGATTGAAAGCATTGGGATTTGATCCCATATACGACGTACCAGCATCACAAAACCCATTGCCATGGACGCAACATTGGTTGAGTTCAAAAGGTATGCAGGTGGCACCACAAGAGACGGAAGTGGAGTCATACATAGTGGGTGGCATCAAACAGGATGTCAAAAAAGGTCAATTCAGTAAATTTAAGTTATAATAACAGCGGTTTTCTACTGCTATAAATACTTGCAATTATGCCAATGATATCAAGAGACATGGACCTTGCGGCCACCGGTCATGGATGTACCAAAGTGATCGGAGTCAAAGCAACACAATACACTGTGTTCGCCAACGGTAGACCTGTTCTCGGTCCTGGTGACCCTTGCTTGCCGCACGTAATACAAGTTGGACCATTTTGTAAGGGACACTTTGGTGCGGTGAATGTGGGATCATTTAGGGTATATGCTAATGGCAGACCGGTATCAAGAGTGGGTGACAGCACAGACCTGGGAGCATTGATACAAGGTTCAAGAAACGTTCATGCAGGATAAACTAGATGTCGGTCAACAAAGGTAAAAAATCTCTTGTAAACTCCACTCCAAATTTTTCAAACCAGGCAGTAGAAAATTCAATCAATGAACTCAAGATAGGTTGGGTAATCAAGGGCATAGAGGTCGACAACGCAATAACAAATAATTCTGTGCTGACTGCATCTCAAAAAAACGATGTCAAAGACACCATTAACAATATTGCTCATGTCAATGTGGGCAGATACCTTGGTGACATCACTAGACACACAGCCAGCATTATTGATGGATCTATACTTCCGGTTGACGGATCAGTGACCAATCCCACTCAAGGTACTTTTCTCGAAATATTAGGATTGGTGCAGTCACTACAAATAATGATTCCGGACTTTTATGGCACTCCGGCATCTGACAAGTCTAGGGGAGTTAGCGACCATTTCGGAATCCTAATGAACAAATTCACAGAGACCGAAGACAGTTCAAGACCGGTGTTTACTACATTGAAAGAAAATTTAACTTTCATAAGCAACGCTAACCTACCAACCGAGTCCGCATTGGAAACTGCTTATGACAACATGAAAAGTTTCTTAACCACAATCAGAGATGATTCAACCGACTTCCAACAGTCTCTAGATAATCGTGCTTCAGCGATAGCAACAGCACACACCAATTTTGATACTGCTTTACAGACTCATCCATACGATATCAAGAGGACACAACTGATAAATGACCGTGAGGAAATAGTCACACAATTAAATTTAGAAAATTCAAACATGACATCATTACGAAGTTATGTCACAACCCTTTCCGACACACAGGCATACTTGGGACTAGCCGCAGATGAAACAATGAGGAAGTTGATACTAAACATCACACAGGACGATAATTGGAAAGCGTATTACAGAGATTATGCAACCAATCTAAGCAACCTCAATCCAATATTCACTACCAATAGTGATTCGGACAAGGAATCGGTAATCAACCAGGTGTTGTTGGCTAGGGGACTGCCTGATGTCGTGGACTATCTCAATATTAGACTTGTGGCTGACAAGGCCAAAAAAGACGACAGGATCGACACAAAAGGATTTGATCAGTTGACCACCGAGCAAGTGATAACAAAATGCTGTCAACAACTTGGTATAAGCACAGCAGGTAATGTATACGATCAAAGTCAATCCCTGCTCTCTAACCTAAATCAAAGGGACAGAGACCTGATTGCCCAGGAAGTTGACCTTAACGAATCTAGCGATACTCTTAGTTAATTTTATTGACAACCCAAGCACGATGATAGAAGTCATCTATGTTGCGTTGGATCAGTGATTTTGCCATCTCCGTGGCTTGTGCCTCATCTGAATAAGGACCGTGCTGTTTTTTAGTTGCGGGATCGATAGTTTTCTGATCGTTGGGGTCTTTGTGCTCGCCCTCTACTACCCAATATCTGTTTGTGATTTTTCCCATTGCTAAAGCAAGTGAACACAACCATAGATGAAAGCCGATGTGTAGATTGCTAAAATCCACCACATTGTCTTTGTCACTTGATGCCGTGCCTCTTTTCGTGATCTCTACGACCCTTTTTCATGCCCATGTAGTACTCGCCCGGCTCGTAATCCCATACTTTGCCGTGATGTCCACGATAGTCGGCCCATGCCATTCTCAGTTTTACCAAAAGTTTTACTAATGGATTATGGTTCACTCTCACTTGTTATCTTCCAATCTTCTTTTTTCTTCCCAATGGTAGATCTTGGATCTTGGAATAGAATCCGCCTTTTTTGGCCTCCCACTCCACAGTCACTTGTTTGCTCTTGCTGGAGCCCTGGTATGACTTGACTGCTTTCTTGTAGGATACCGCTTCGACTTCTTTGCTCTCACCGCCATCTATAATTGTGAATTTTCTCATTTTTACTGTCATACAAACTATTTTATCTATTTTTTACAAAAAGTCAACCAAATAGATTTGACAAATGAAAATTTCTATGCTTAAATATTGAGCAGACGTTGAAACATTTGGAATAAGCGTTAGGGACGTCGGGGCAGTACCGACCACCTCCACCAATTATTACTAGGTGGCTTATGTAATCCCTTCCGGGGGTGAACCAGGATCGACCAATGTGTAAAGAGATGTGGAGTTTGCCCAGTTGGTACGAGGTAACGGCCA